ATTGACTCAAGGTAGTGCTGATGATGATACTGGTCATGTTGAAATTCAAGAAGTATCTTCTGGAACAGATATTGTTCAGATTAGACTTGCCGGAACTGGACACTATGATGGTTCTGCTGGCGTTATTCCTGGCACTGCGGCAAACACAACCGCAACTTCTAGTGACCATCAAATAACTACTTTTGGTACATCTGGATTTGTTATTATCGAATTTAAAAAAGATGAAAACTATACAGCTTAAGGACAAAACAATGAATACAGTAAAATTATTTTCTGAAGCAGTAGAAGATGTTGAGTACATCACCGAAGAAAAAGAGGGTGGTGGAAAAAACTATAAGATTCGTGGTATTTTTATGCAAGCGGACATAAAGAATCGTAATGGACGAGTATATCCTATGGAAATACTTGGTGAAGAAGTTAAGAAGTATAATAAAAATTTTATTGAGCAAAATCGGGCATTTGGTGAACTAGGACATCCAGACGGACCAACAGTCAATCTGGAAAGGGTTTCACATATGATTACATCTTTAAAGCCTGACGGTAAGAATTTTATTGGTGAAGCTAAGATTATGGACACACCTATGGGTAAGATAGTTAAAAATTTAATGGATGAAGGTGCAAAACTAGGTGTTTCCTCTAGAGGTATGGGAAGTTTGAGACAAAAAGGCGGAGCCAATGTAGTCAGTGATGATTTTTATCTTGCAACAGCTGCTGATATCGTAGCAGACCCATCTGCTCCTAATGCTTTCGTAGAAGGTATTATGGAGGGAAAAGAGTGGGTTTGGAATAATGGATCACTTGTTGAAGCACACGTTGCAAAGTTAAAAAAGAAATTTGATGTAAAGAAGCATCAGAGACAAGTAAATTTAGAAGCTTTAGAGTTTGCTAAATTTCTTGAAAAGTTGTAATTTATAAATAAATATTACAAAAACAAACACGTTTAAGGAGACACCCTATGTCCGAATTAGATCAAACAATTGAGGAACTTGAAGCGGAGGTTCTGGCAGAACTCGAAGAGATCGAAGAAGCCAATGGAGCCGATGCACCTAAAAAGGGTGCTATGCCTGCTGAAGGTCAAAAGAAAGTAAAAGGTTCAACACCAGGCGGTGAAGTAGAAGATACTGGCGCACCTGTTGTCGATCCAGAACAAAAAGATGCTCCTGCAAAGAAAGCAGTTGCAAAAGCAAAAGAAGTTTCTGGTGATAAAGCACAAAAAGGCGAAGGAAGCCCAATGAAACCTGAAAAACTTGCTGCTGGTGATTATGTAGAACCAGAAGAAGGTCAAGAGGTTGTTGTTGAAGCTCGTATGACTAAAGAAATGATGAAAAAAGAAATGATGGGTAAGATGGAAAATATGAAAGCCGTTGACCTAAAAGCTGCTTACGAAGGGATGATGCAACCAGCAGAAGAAATGGATGAAGAATCTCAGGTAGAACTCAAGAAACTTGAGGATGCAAAAGCAGAAATCGAAGAAAAGATTAAGTCTATCAATGTTAAAGAAGACGTTGATGCTCTTACGGAAGGTGAAGACCTTTCTGAAGAATTTAAAGAGAAGGCAGCTGCTGTTTTTGAAGCTGCTGTTAAGTCTAAGATGCGTTCAGAAGTAGAGCGTATTTGTGAGGCTGTTAATAGTGAGAAAGAAGTAGAAGTAGAAACCTTCAAAGACGAACTCACTGAGAAGGTTGATACATATCTCAACTACGTTGTGGAGACATGGACTAAAGAGAATGAGTTGGCAATCGAGCGTGGATTAAAAGGCGAAATTGCAGAAGACTTTATCTCTGGACTGAAACAGTTGTTTGAAGATCACTATATTGATGTTCCAGACGAAAAATATGACGTTTTGGAAGCTCAATCAGAAAAGATTGCTGAGTTGGAAGAAAAGATTAACGAAGAAATTCAAAAGAATGTTGACTTTGCTCAACAAAATTCTGGATTGGTTCGTGAGCAAGTTATTGCTCAAGTTTCCGAAGATTTAGCAGACACAGAGATTGAAAAGTTCAAGTCACTAATAGAAGATGTAGATTTTGTAGATGAAGAGTCTTTCAAAGAAAAACTCTCCACTCTCAAGGAAAGTTATTTCCCTAAAGTTTCTACTGGCACTGTTAGTACAGGAACTACTTTTGATGATGAAGATGGTGGCACCGCACTACAGGACGTTGATACGACAGATAGTATGCGAAAGTATATGTCTGCTATCAGTCGTGATCACAAGGCGAGTGCGTAAATTATAAACGGATGTAACTAAAAAGGAGAAACAAATGTTTCAGACAGAACATCTACAAGAAAAGTGGCAGCCAGTCCTAGAACACCCCGATCTCGGCAGGATTGAGGATTCTTATAAGCGGGCCGTTACTACTCTCATTCTAGAGAACCAAGAAAAAGCTATGAAAGAAGATTCAAGTTTTCTTTCGGAAGCTGCACCAGTAAACAGCACAGGTGGTCAAGTATCAAATTGGGATCCAATTTTGATTTCACTCGTTCGCCGTGCAATGCCTAACCTCATCGCTTATGATGTATGTGGTGTGCAACCAATGACAGGTCCAACCGGCTTGATCTTTGCAATGCGTGCTAAGTTTGCATCTTCTGATGGTGACGAGGCTCTGGTTGATGAAGCACCTGGCCATTCTAACGATGACGCCGCTGGTGACTTAACATCTTCAGCCAACACAGGTACTAACCCTAAACTTCTGAACGATAGTCCTGCTGGAACATATCTTGCTCCAACAGGTATGACTACTGCTCAAGGTGAAGCATTGGGTGATGCAACTGCTAACTCTTTCGCAGAGATGGCGTTCAGTATCGAAAAGACAACGGTTACAGCAGTTACACGTGCCCTCAAAGCTGAGTACACAATGGAACTTGCTCAAGACCTTAAAGCAATCCACGGTTTGGATGCAGAAACAGAACTTTCCAACATTCTTTCTACGGAAATTCTTGCAGAAATCAACCGTGAAGTTGTTCGTGACTTGTACATTACTGCCGTTCCTGGCGCACAAGTTAACACAACTACTTCTGGTACTTTTGACCTTGACACAGACTCTAACGGACGTTGGAGTGTTGAGAAGTTTAAAGGTTTGATGTTCCAGATTGAACGTGATGCTAATGCGATTGGTCAACAGACCAGACGTGGCAAGGGTAACCTCATCATCTGCTCCGCAGATGTTGCTTCTGCTCTTCAAATGGCTGGTGTACTAGATTACACACCTGCTCTTAACAATAACCTTAATGTTGACGATACATCCACCACATTCGCTGGTGTGATGAATGGTCGTTATAAGGTATATGTTGATCCTTATTCTGCCAACGTAGCTGCTTCTCAGTACTACGTTGCTGGTTATAAAGGTTCTTCACCTTATGACGCTGGTTTCTTCTACTGCCCATATGTTCCATTGCAAATGGTTCGTGCGGTTGGTGAGAATACCTTCCAACCAAAGATTGGTTTCAAGACACGTTACGGAATGGCCGCAAATCCATTTGCTGCTGCCGGTGCATCGTCTGATGGTTTCCCTGCTTCTGGTCTTAACTCAGATGCTTCCTTGGATGCCAACACCAACTCTTACTATCGTAGGGTTAAAGTTAACAATCTTATGTAATAAGAAGAAGAAACTTGACTACAAACTTAGAGGGGGGCATTTGCTCCCCTCTTTTTTTTATAAATATAGGTGAAAGGAAAACAAGTTATGGTTGTAGAAATATTAGCAGGAATAGCTCTTGCAAAATCAGCAGTTAGTGGTATCAAAAGTGCTATAGATGCCGCTAAAGATGTTAATGATATTGCACACCATATTGATGATCTTTTCAGAGGTCAAGACCAAATTAGAAAAAAGGTTTCCAAAGATAAAAAATCAAAACCTAAAAGTAAAATGCGTTCTATGTTTAGTAGAAAGATGGGAGAAGATGAAGACGATGACCTAAGTGTTGGTGCTGTTGCGACAATGGTGCTAGAGCAGAAGAAGATGGATAGAGAGATTTTGAATCTTGGAATTAGAATTGACAACAAGTTTGGCCTAGGCACATGGGATGAGATCATGGTAACAAGGGAAAGATTAATTGAAGAGCATAAACTAGAAGTTGCCAAACAAAAGAAAATAGATAGAATACACTCTGAAAAATCAGATGAGTTTTGGGGTAATGTTTGGTTGTTCACTTGGCAAAGCTTTGTAGTGGTTGGTTTCACTTTATTAATGTGGGGTTGGTTAGCTTCTCAAAGTAGAGGTCAGATACCATTTTTATGGTAGATATAATGACTACAAATATAGAAAGAAATGAATCAGAAAATGAAATAAGAAAATTAAGAAAAAATTATGAATATGACGAAAAAGTTTCTACATTATTAGAAGATGAAAGAATAGAAAAAATAAAAGAAATAGAAAGAAAAAAAACAATAGATGTTCTATTTCTTGTTACTAAAAATTCAATTTTAATTGCTTTGTTCTGGATAGTATGGGAGATTATTGAAAAAGGAATTCGTTAGACAATTTATTAAGGGAGAAAGTCATGAATACATATGAAGTGGGAATCTATAATAAGCTTATAAGGCAAAAAATTCAACTAGGCGAAAGAGTTAAAAAAGAAGAAGCTAAATGGGAAGACGTATATTATTTTGATATTGAAGCACAAACTGAAGATCATGCTAAAAAAATTATCGGTGAAAAATATCCTCCATTGTTAGGTTTTGTAGTTGAATGTATTACAAAATATACTACATTATCATTTGACTAAATAGTGTTATGGCTACAGTAAAAACACAACCAGACAAACTAGACTATGCAAGTCCAACTCAATTTAGGTTTGGTATACACCAACTTCCAAAGGTAGAATTTTTTGCTGTTTCTGCAACGATACCAGCAATTGCTTTATCAGATGTTATAATACCCACACCATTTAAATCTATTCCTATGATGGGTGATCAGCTTACATTTGATAATCTAAGTGTAAGTTTTATTGTCGATGAGTATTTAGAAAACTATCTTAGTATTCATGAGTGGTTGACCGCAATAGGATTTCCTAAAAATAGAAAACAATTTAGTGAATTTAAAACAAATACATCTAATACTCCGATAGGTGCTAGAAGTTCAGCAAGTACAAGTACAGATATTGGTGATGTTCAAGCACCATCTTCAAACAATGCATTATTTTCAGATGCAACATTAACAATCCTCTCTAATAAAAATAATCCTATTGTTAATGTTTTCTTTAAAGATTTGTATCCTGTAGCCATGACAGCATTAGATTATAATCAAGCAGCAACAGATGTTGAGTACCTTACAGCATCAATAGACTTTGCATATCAAATTTATGAAATTGAAGCAATTAGTTAGTATAAATAAAAGTGAGCAGAGATTTGATATACTTTAACACATATCAAATCTTTAGACATAAATTCTGGTGACAACTCGGCTGCCTCATCAGGGTCAACATAGTAAAGAGAGTAGTCAAACTCTGCTCAAACATTTGAAGAAAGTATATAATGACATTAGACGAATTGAAACAAGAATCCTACAAAGACCTTCCAGTAAAAAATATTGAAAATATAGATCAAGAATCATTTTATAATCAAGAAATAAAAGCCAAGTGGTTAGATT